AATACCTGTACCACAAACTACATTATTAGCTACTGATAGGCTAGCTGTAAGAGTACATGTAAATACATCAGGTAATAGAACTGTAACTTTACACACAGAAGATAACAACCTTTGTCAAGTAATAACTACTTTTTCAACAGGTTTAAATGCATTAAATGGTTTAACAGCACAGGTTCAGAATTTTGCAGTAGGCACAAGCGGAACTGACTTTGCGATTAGTTCAGCAACAGCAACACACACATTTAATTTACCAACAGCAAGTGCTACAAATAGAGGTGCATTGAGTAGCGCAGACTGGTCAACTTTTAATGGCAAACAAGATACAATAACAGTTAATAACGTAGGAACTTTAGTAAATGGCTCTGCTGCTGCTACTCCAAATGACACAGATTTAGTTGCAACAGTTGAATCGAGTGTAGTTAAGAAAATAACATGGACTAATGTAAAGTCTTTTTTAAAGACTTATTTTGATACTTTATATGTCTATACTAAGGCTCAATTATTGGGTATATTAGGAGTGTTGGAAATTACACCAACAGGCAATCCTACAACATCATCAACATCTCCGTCTGACATAACAGGTATGACTTGTTCTGTCGAAGCAAATAGTGTGTATAGGATTGTAGGTGAAGTTTATGTATCAGTTGCAGCAGGGTCAGGAGGTGCTACATTTGCAGTATCATGCCCATCAGGAGCAACAGCAAGTATTGCTTTGGTTGGAAGAACAATAGCAGGGACAGCAATATTAGATACTTTAATTAATGAAAGTGGCGCAGTATCATCTCCTGCACATTGCAGACTTGCAGGGGCGAGTATTATTAGAGTTTATGGATATTTAAAGACTACAAATGCTGGTAGTTTTACTTTTCGATTTGCAAGTGGGCTTGGTCAATTAGTTACTTGCACAGGCGATGGAACATTAATTCAATTGAGAAAGAGATGATAATAATTAAAGCGATATTTAAAGACAACGGATTTTCCCCAAAAGAGATTCCCGACACAAAGTTTGGCAGTCATTTCGATGGAGAAAAATACTATTTCTTTGAAAGCGAACAAGAAAGAAAAGTATTTTATGATGAGTTAATTAAAAACCAACCAATAGAAGATGAGATTGTGGAGTGATTTATATGCGACTTTAATAACCATGGGAAAAAACACTAATAAATTTAGATTAAATAATTCTATAAACAAATGGTACGTAGAAGATGCGAAAGTAGAAACCATCGGAATGACTATCGGAAAAAATAAAGAAAAATGAGATTGTGGAGTGATTTATATGCAACTTTTTCAGCGCAAAAAAGTTATTTAAGTTCAAAGAAAATAGAACGCTTTGTTTCGTTTACTAGTGCGACATTAATTATAGTTGCCTATGCGACTTTACGACTATGTTGTGTTGCGTGCGTAAATGGATTTGACACTGGTTCTATTGTTTTATTAAGTTCGACATTGTATGGCTATGGAGCTTACAATTCATTTTTATTAAGAAAAGAAAAGAATGATGAGAATTAGTTATGAGATAAATGTCTTTGGTGTATTAATAGCAGTGATAGCTTTTTTTGCTGTAGCTAAATTAAATGACATTGACAGGAAGTTGGAAAAAATCCAAAATTTAGAAATTCGATTAACTAAAGTTGAGACTAAGTTATTTGGCGAAAATATGCCAAAGGAAAAGCAAATATGTTTTCCAAAGGTTTACGCTGTTTTGAGTTTTGGGAAAAAGAAAAGGGACTCCGAAGAATCCCAATCCTAAACCAAAACCAAATGAAAGCACAAATATAAGAAAATGAAATTAACTACAAACTTTTCTTTAGCAGAATTTACGACTTCTGAAACGGCAATGAAAAACGGATTTGCTGAACAATACCAACCGAGTAAAGAAATAGTTGATAATCTTCGCAAATTAGCACAACACTTAGCAGAGCCAATAAGGGCAAAATTTGGCTCATTTAGTCCAACAGTAGCTTATAGATGTGAAAGGTTAAACAACGCTGTTAAAGGGGCTAAAAAGAGCGAACATTTGCAAGGCAAAGCATTTGATGAAACTTTTATTAAGGATGGTGTAAATATTAGTGGCGAAGTTTTTAAATGGTTACTCAAATCAGGTTTACAATGGAGTAAGTTAATTTGGGAGTTTGGAGATGAAAACAATCCTCGTTGGTTACATATTGGATATGATGAAAAGAATTTAAAGAATGAAGTTTTAGTTGCGGTCAAATTAAAAAACGGTCAAGTTCGATATATTGATTATTTTGCAAGCGAATTAAAACAAAAACATGAAAAGACTTAATTACGACCTGCTAATTATTTTTGGTTTACTATTTATTTTAGGATTGGGGATAGGATTTTACGGAGGTTATACGCACAACAAATGCCCTGAAATACGTTCTCAAACAGTTTCGATAAGGGATTCAATAGTGCCAAAAGATACTACACCTATAACCTTAATAAAAGGCAAACCAAAGAAAGTGAAAACCGCTAAATTTACTGATTCTGTAAACATAAAAGTTGACAGTTCAATGTTTAATGTAAACAAATGCCTTGACACTAACTATTATGAAACACTCACTCACTATCCTGACAGCTTTAGAGCAAGAATGAGCGCAACTGTAACGGCTAATGAATTAATTGATGTCGCAGTTGAATTTCAGAACTTGAAACCTGATGTAATTAAAATAGTTGAACGAACAAATACAGTAGAGAAAAAACAGTCATTAGTAAAAGTCTATGCAGGGTTATACGGTGGAGTGGCTTTAAAAGGTCAAACATTGGCGAATTACAGAGGTGGAGTGGCTTTTGATGCAATTATATCCGATAAACATTTAATCGGCTTAAATGGCGGTATAAATAACAATTTACAGCCTGAAATCGGAATCCGATTTAGCCAAAAAATACGATTTAAATGAGTTTAAAACAATTGATTCAGGAACATCCTCAAATGCAGGGTGAAAGTCAACGTGCTTATGCTAGAAGGTTATCAGCATTTGGAATCGGTACGTACAATTCAATAAGATGTGCCATACAATCCGAAATGATAACGGTCAAACAAAGCCTGAAAAATGGCGAAGTGATTGGCGAAGTTCAAAAGTTAGTCACTCCGAGTATTGATATTCCTGAAAATTTCGCAATCAAAAGAATATCGACTAACATAAACAGTCAGCAGCAGTGGGTAATTGCAGAGCCTGAAAAGAATCGAGAAATAACAATTGAAGAAATTAAAGACTGTTTAAAGGAATTAGACTTTAGTAAAATTAATAAGGTTTACAGTAAACTACCAACTGTAAAGTCTGACAACTTGTTGAGAGTAATTATAACAGACGTTCACGTGGGCATGGAAACTAACGAAGATGGCAACGGATTGTATGGAGAGGTGTGGAACGAAAAGGTGTTAAGCAGTAGAGTAGATGTGATATTGAAAAAAGTATCGCAGTTCACCAAATGTAAGCAGTATAAAGAAATTCATTTAATTAATTTGGGGGATTTTATGGATGGTTGGGACGGTCAAACAGTGCGCAAAGGACACAACCTACCTCAAAACATGGATAATAAAAAAGCGTTCAAAGTTGGTGTAAGTTTTTTTGTCGAATTGTTTAACGCTTTGCAAGTTTTCAAAACAAAAATAGTAGTTCACTCGATTACCAATTCAAATCACTCGAATGATTTTGATTATATCATAAATTATTCAGCCAAAGAGATTTTAAAAGCTAAGTACGGAAAAATAGAGTATCACATTTATCAGCGTTTTATAGGGCACTATATCATAGGTAAGCATTGTTTTATACTTTCACATGGCAAAGATGCCAAAAACCTTAAGTTCGGCTTTAAACCTATTTTAGATGCAAAGCAAAAAGACAAAATCAAAGAGTATATCAAGCATCATAATCTCGAAAAATACTTTTGCACGTTTGAAAAGGGCGATACTCACTTACAATTAATTGATAACATGACTATTGATAACTGCGATTATCATAATTATTTGGCTCTTTCTCCTGCATCTGAATGGGTGCAAACTAACTTTAGCAAAGGTAGAAGCGGATTCAATATTATGGACGTGAATTTGAACGAAAACGAAAAAGGGCTTACAACATTTTATTTTGAATGGCTTAAACCTAAAGACTATGACTACGGAATGTAATTATGTTTGGATTTTTTATGTTGAAGATGATAGTGGAGAAAGAATAAACATAACAGTTATGACTGATACTTACTTAAATGCTATTGCTAAGATTAAAGCAATGGGAATCCCATATTTAAAGACTTGGAGCAATGTAAATGACGCTCTTAAATTAGTCGAGATATACGAGACCGAAACAGATGAAGAGTACTTAGAGGGATAAATTTCTTCCTTACTGCCACAAGGCTTTCAGCCAATTCTAAAAATTTTAACAAAATAATTGCTGTATTTATTTTTGAATATCAAAAATAGGTATATCTTTGTGCTATTAATAACAACAAAAACCAAAAAAATGGCAACTCACAAATCACACTTAGCAATGTCAGCTTTAAGATTAGACGCAAACGGAAATAGCGAAGTTAAAACTTTAAAATTTGAAACAGGAGCTAAAATGTCTTGCGGTACAGGTTCAGCAAACAGAAACAATCCGTACGAATTTAGTTTAGAGATTGAGAAATGGAATGTTTTTGCTAAAATAGAAGAAAAACACAGATGCAAAAAATGTAACGAAATTTACAAAAGAAAATTGGAAGAACATAAATTAGAAAAAAGTAGATTAGTTAAAAGCTAATCTACTTTAAAGATAAAAATCCCACAGTATTCGTACAGGGTTGACAGGCTGGAAAGACAGCCATTTTTTAAAACCTAAAAACCAAAACAAATGACAAACGAAGAAAGAAAGCAATTAATCAAGTACATTGAAACCAATTTAAGCACTTCTCAAAAGATGTGGGAAAACGAAGAATCCAACGCAAAAATAATCGGAATGCTGGAAGGAACTTTAAAAAGCATTTTAATACATTTAGAAATTAATAACCATTAAAACCAAAACAAATGACAGCACATCACATCATTTTCGGAATCTTTCTCATCATGCTTTTTTGCTCACTTTTTGCCCTTTTCACTAAGTTAATTCTAATCGAATTGCGAAAAAGCGAAAAATCAGACATAGAACCAATGGGAACAAAAACGTGTGAAAATTCACAACAAATAGAATTCAACACTTGGGCAAATTATATTCACAATCAAAATAAATCAAAATGACATTCAAAACTAAAAACTACGAAATTTTTAAATTCAAAACCAATAACAGAGATGTTAAACACTACAAGCGAATTGTAGAATCCATTAAAAAAATAGGCTACATAGATGCCTTCCCAATATTGGTTAACAGCAATTTTGAAATATTAGATGGGCAAAACAGATTTTATGCTTGTCGAGAATTAGGCTTAGAAATAGCGTATTCTATTTATGACAACATAGAAAAGTCAGATGATGTTATGATTGAATTAAATAAATCTGCTGAAGTATGGCGGCTTGAATCCTACATAAAGCACTATGCAGAAAATGGTAATAGAATATATGAATCAATTAGAGATTTTGATAACCAATACAAGTTAGGAATTAGCAACACATTGTCTATTTGTGTACCAAATTCAAAGCCCAAAAAAATAAAAGCTGGCATATTATCAGACCTTAACCCTAAAAGAAATGACATAGCAGTTGATTTAAAAACAACATTTTCATTTTTAAAATTTAATTTGACCAACAAATTTGTAGAGGCTATTGTGGAACTTTACGCAAAAGCAGATAAAAAGGCTATTAAAAAGATTCATGATAATGTTTTAATAATAAAGCAACAAGCCAATACATCTGATTACTTGTTAATGTTTGAAAACATGATAAATAAAAGAACATCTGTAAGCAATAGAGTTTCATTGCAAAATAAATAAACAAAATGAAAAAACGAGAAATCACAGGACTTGCTAAAATTGTCAGGACCAGCAAAAAAGGCTCTAAAGTAATAGTCGCAGCCTATTTAAAAGGAAAAGAATTAATTGACACCTTTAGCGAAATGGCTTGTTTATATGGCAAAGACACGCTATCAATAGAGCCTATTAACGAAATAGAACATTTTCACCACCAATTAAATTAAACAATGAGAAAAAAAACACCCGAAAAACCGCTCGAATTAAGCGCAAAGACAATCGCACTAATCAGAAAGAATAGAAGCGTAAAACTCAAACTAATGGTCGCTAATGAATGCAGCGAGGGAACGCTTCAAAGATGGTTGGATAACAATGACCAACAATTAACCCAAGCGACTAACCTTAATATTATCATGCATTACATCGACATTCAGGAGCATGAAGTACTAACTGAAAAAAAGATTTGATATTTATTTTTAATTATCAAAAAAGAATGTATTTTTGAACTCTAAACCATAAACAATGAAAGTAAAAAACCATGTATTTGACTTAAACGGCTTCACATACTCATGCGATGTAGAAGTAACAGCTGGCGGTTGTGTAATAGACAACCTAATTTTTAACCATGAAGATGAAGATTTAAACCGACCAGTGCGAGATATGGCAACTCTAATGCTATGTAAGCACGAACTTGATAGCCAATTCAGCGAAGAAATTGAAGAAGCTAAGATTCAAGACGAAATCGAAAATGAAATTGATGCTGCTGAAATGGCATGGGAAGCAAAAATGGGCAAATGAGATTCCTTAACTACTTTTGCTCGTTGGGTTGGATTGCTCAATTAGCTATTTACTTTTTATTATTCACCGCTGTAATCTTGATTGCAGCATTAATCAAATAAACCAAATGAAAACAGTATTTGAAACATTAGGCTCGGTAGATTGTGCCGACAAAATTGAAAAGAAAAACGGACTCTCTTACCTTAGCTGGTCGTGGGCATGGAATGAGGTCAAAAAACGCTATGCAACTGCAAATTACAGAGTTGTAAAATTTGATGGTAAACCTTACCTATTCGATGAAAACTTAGGGTACTTGGTCCAAACAGAAGTAACTATTGACGGCGAAACAATCCCCATGCAACTTCCTGTAATGGATGGCGCGAACAGAGCGCAAAAGCACGTTGTATATCAGAAATTTAATAAGGATGTTACCCCTGCCACAATGTTTGATATTAACACAGCAATTATGAGATGCTTAGTTAAGAACCTTGCAATGTTTGGACTTGGGCTTTATATCTACTCAGGTGAAGATTTGCCAATGATTGAAGTAGAAGTTGATTTAGAACTGATAAAAGAAAAGCTATCAAAATGCAATAACCTTGACGAATTAGGAGTACTTTACGATTCACTTTTACCAGTTGAGCAAAGCAAATCAAAGGCTCTATTTACTAAACGTAAAATCGAACTAAATGGAAAATAGAACAGCATCGGAAATGCTTTATGAAAGCATTAAGAAATATTTGCCTAAAGACTGTATGTCTAAATCTATAATTGATTTTTATGTTGAAAACGCTATTGAATACGAAATTTTAATGCAAAAATCATACTATCTAAATGGCATAGAGGAAAGAATGGTAAATGGAGCTAACTGGAGGTCTTTTAACGAAAACCCTGAATGCAATGGAAAATAAAAAAGGATGCTTTAGTGCAAGTAGAATCGGAGATTTGATGGCGGGTGGTCAAGGCAAAACAGCTTTGAACTACATCTTTGAAATAGCCGAAAATCTAAACGGACTTAAAAAAGAAATCAGTACTAAACCAATGCTGCATGGAATAGTAAATGAAGTGACGGCAATTGAAATACTCACCTCTATTTATGGGGGTGAGCCAAACCAAACATTCTATAAAGTGAATGACAAACTTGGCGCTACACCTGATGCTATTTTAGAGGGCAAATGGGTTGCAGATTCCAAATGTCAATACTCAATATTCAATTACTTTGAACAATGCGACAAATTGGCTAAAAAATACTATTTACAATTACAAGTGCAAATGATGGCATTGAAAGTTGATTATGGCTATCTGATTAATTACCTAACAAAGCCTGAAGAGTTTGGACAGGATGACTGGAGCGAGTACCCGTTCCCTTTGGAAGAAAGATATTTTATTCATGAGATTCCAAAAGATGAAGAAACGTGCGATAAGATTTTAGCGACTTGCGAAGAAAAATATCATTTAATTGGAGTTGCAGATGAACTATTAAGGAACGCCAAAATAATGGATGAAGATGAATTTTTTTACATTCAATTTGTGAGCAAAAAAAGGTATCAAAAACTAAAAGACATTAACTGGGTGAACTGGGATGGAGAAGTAATTATTAACGATAAAACAGCGTGGGTATGCAAATTATAAACAGAAGAAACCAAGTATCATTTACTCGATTCTACGAAAAGGAATATGAGCCTAAGACATTTTCATATATTCATTTTATGGTAGGCAAAAAGAAACCACAGCCAAAAGACATAACAAATAATGGAGTGAAGCATGAGGAACTTTTAAAATTAGTTTCTAAATTTACTGGCATTACAATGGAGAAAATACAAGGCAATTCAAGACTAACTGATATTGTGATGGTGCGACATATACACTTTTATTTAGCTTGTAAATATTGTAGCATGACTATTAAAGAAATCGGTAAAATAAACAATCGTGACCATTCGAGTGTAATACATGGGAGGGATAGGATAACTGCAGATTTGAAATTCGATGGGAAATACAGCGATATGATTAGAAATTATATTGGTGAGATAGTGGCGAGTATTAATTAACGTCCGCAGGTTTATTTAGTGAGGGATTTTACAAATGAATTAACTTAAAAGCAGAAAATATGAATTTACAAAAAAAGATTTTTGGAAAGAAAGAACCCGCATTGAATAAACCTGTTGTTATGCGTAGTTTATTTTGCATTGGCTATAAAGGTTTTTGGAGAGTTACAAACTTCATTAAACTGATGCCATACCCAATACGATGGACTTATTGGACAGCACTATACTACTATAACAAATACAGGTTTCCAAGTGGCGACTTTACTTTGGAACTCTACCGTTCTTATGCAAAATAAATTACGCATAACGTTTCGTGTATTAGAGTAGGATTTTTCACGACTTAACAGATAAAATTATATTATGAAAACAGAACTTGAAATTGCAAACGAAAAAATATTAGAATTAGAGTATCAAGTAAAAAAACTTACTTCCAATACTGTGTTAGCGGATAGTGCCGTTTTTACTAAGGAAAAGGTAATTAGGATAGTTGCCAAATTCGGAAATAGCTATAATACAGAAGCATTTTTAGGCAACGGAGAAACATTGGAACAAGCTATTGAAGAAGTGAAAGATTTAATTGATTGGGATGCTTAAAAACGGCATTTCCGCTAACGTTTTGCAGCTTGGCGTTAGTGCGGTTTGCACAAAGCTGATTAGAATTACTAATGTTTAAATTTAGCACAAATGAATGATAAAGAACAAATAACCGCATTACGCCAAACTGCTGTTGGGCGCAGTGCTTCTACTCCGCTTGAAAGATGCTGGGCGTTGAGAAACTACATTGGCACATTAACTGGTCGTTATGATGTAGCTGATGAAATTGGGGCTATGGTTTGCGACCTTATGATACCATATCAACCAAAAGATAAAATGATTGATAAAACAGATGATGATTGCACAGAATATTGGGAGCAAACCAAAAACTATTTGTTGGGTGGTCGTTAGTATTGCGCCCAACTATTGGCTAAGAGAATGTTTTAAACCAAACCTATGCATACCAACGATTTAGAAAATAACCATGTTGAGAATTACCAACAATTCATGGAGCATTACAACAAGATTGTCGATGATTGCCGACATTTAAGAGATAGTGCAGGATTTACTCAATCATTTATGGCTAACTGGTTAAATGTTGGTCGGTGGCGAGTCATTGAATTTGAATCGAAAAAAAAGATAGATTTGGAAATGCTTTTTAGTTACTCGGATAAACTTTCAATAGATATATTTTTAAACCATAAAATCAATTAAATGACACAAAAACAAGCGATTTTAAATGCCTTACTTTCGGGCGAAGTTCTAACAACTTTAAAGGGAGTGAAAGAATTTGGAACTGTCAAACTACCAACTCGAATAGATGAGTTGGAGCGCAAACACAAATTTTACTGCAAAAGAAAAAAGATTAAATTTAAGACCAGATACGGAACGGCTGGGTATTATTTAGAGTACCAAATGAAATCTACTGATAGTAAATCATTAAGAAAATTATTAACAATTAAAACAAAATAAAATGAAAAAATTACAAATCGGAACTAAGGTGTTTGACATTAGATTTGGATGGGGTGAGGTGATAAGATTTATAAAAGAAATGGAATATCCTATAATTGTTGAATATAAAGATAAAAATGGACAACTCGAGGAATATAATGAAAAAGGCAAATGGATTAGTGGAGATTTAGTTTCATTGTTATCCCTAACCGAATACTCATTAGAAAAAGGCGGATTCACTCCAATAGGTGCAGAACCTCCGCTGCAAGTTGGCGAAATGGCTTATTTTTGGAATAGCAAGGAGAGCGATTCTCTAATGTATGGCATAATAGACGAGATACGTAATGATGGCAGATTTATCTGCGATTGCCTTGATTGGGCTTACGCATCCCGAGAAATCCCTCAATGGCTTTTAGACAAACAAAAAAAACACGATGTATAAAGTAAAAAGGTTCTCCAACAAACTAATTGCCTTTGATGTAATTGGCAACGAAATCGAAAATCTTAAATCTGACTTTGAATTTGATTTTGGCGATTTAAAAGGAGTTAAGCTATCAGAAGTTACAGATTGTAACCGACTGCGCCAAATGATACCTAAGTTTCAATTTTCGAGCGGGTTAAGAAACACTATTGAGAATCGGATTAAGGAACTTTAATACTTAACAAAATGAAAGCATTAAAAGAACTGGAGGAAACTTTACTTTCTAAATCGCATGATTACGGCAAAGAATTTGAAGTATTTGAATTTGCTGCGGATTATGCCCAAATAGACGTGGAAAAGGTCTTCATGGTAATGATAGCTATTAAAGTTGTAAGGCTTCGCAATTTGCAAGGTAAAGAAGCAAAGAATGAAAGCATAGCAGATACGTTGAAAGACTTAGCTGGATATTCAATTATTTATAAATCTTTTTTGGATAAAAATTTAGTTAGTAAGGAATAAAAGTTATATTTGCAATAAGATTCGTGCAAGAATCATTTAAAACTTATTGCCTCTCTTTGTTACCGTTGGTTGCACACTTCGGTATTCATTGGGGGGCGTTTTTATTTTATGAGTACATCATTAATTTTTAAAGACGATGAAAACAGCGAGCAAAGACTTGAAGTTTTTTATTCAGCAGAAAATAGATGCTATATTCAAGTCGGAAAACTTGATGAGGATTTCCATTGCGGATGGGTTACGTTAGATTCAGATGATTTAACGGTTTTAATAAATGAACTGCAATCTATAAAAGCTAAAATTGATTTGAATGAATAGTTATGAACTTTCCAGAAAGTGGTTCGATTTTGCTTTTAGTAACCCATCAAAAATAAAACCAGTGCATGGAATCTTATATTTCTTTTGTATTGAACATTGTAATAGATTAGGTTGGAAAAAGGAATTTGGTCTACCTACAACTATGGCAAAAGAAGCTGTTGGGATTAGGAGTTATAATACTTACATAGATGCTTTAAATGATTTAGTTGAATTTGGCTTTATAAAGTTGGTTGAAAAATCAAAAAATCAATACTCAAGCAACATAATTGCCCTATCAAATTTTAATAAAGCACATGACAACGCACTTGATAAAGCATTAATAAAGCACACGACAAAGCAAAGTGAAAGCACTGTACAAAGCATTGATAGTATAGATAAACAATATAACAATGAACAATATAACAATAAACCAGAAAAGAAAGATGTGTTTAATTTTAAGTCTGAATTATTAAAACTTGCAGAAAATAAAGATTTAGTAGAGGATTGGTTGAGAGTGAGGAAAACCAAAAAGGCTACAAACACTAAAACAGCTTTAAATTCTTTTTTGTCTGAAATAGAAAAAAGTGGCATGAGTGTAGATTATGTTTTATATATGTGTGTAAATAAGAGTTGGTCAGGATTCAATGCTGAATGGATAAAGTCTGATTCTATAACACCGAAAAGCAATATTGCAAAATTAATTTTAGAAGGAGACACAGGATGGTAACTATATACAAAAACATTTTTGACAAAACACCAAATTACATTCCAGTTGAAAAGGCTTTGGAGCGAATAAGAATTGGTAAGTCAAAAGAAAAGATTGATGAAATCAGAACGCAACTTGACAAAGAGCGTAGCAATAAGCTAAAACAGAACCTACCGAGTGTTTGTTTCTCAGGCGAATTTAAAGAAAGAACGGATATTGGACTGATTAATCATTCAAAACTAATCTGTTTAGACTTTGATAATTTAGATGACGTTAATAATGAAAAATCTCTATTGTGTGCTAATGAGTTTATTTATGCTTGTTGGATTTCACCAAGTGGAAACGGACTAAAGGCACTTATAAAAATAGCAGACGGCAAAAAGCATCGTGAGCATTTTCAGGCACTTAAAGAATTATTTCCTGAAATAGACAATTCAGGAATAAACGAAAGCAGAGTATGTTATGAAAGCTACGACCCCGAAATATACATAGCTGAAAAACCAAGCGTATTTCGCAAAATTAAGGCAATAGAGCAACAAACAACCTACGAGCGTAGCAATTATGCAGAAAGTTTCCAAAAGCTGCTTAAATGGCAAATAAATAAAGGTAACGCATTTGCAACTGGTGAAAGAAATATATTCCTTTTTAAACTTGCTGGGGCTTGTTGTAGGTTTGGAATAGCTGAAAGTGATACTATTTCTTTATGCGCTTTTGAATTTCAAATCGGTGGTGATTCTTTTCCATTTTCAGAATTGGAACGAGTAGTAAAATCTGCATACAGACAAAACAAATCCAAATATGGAACGGCTCAATTTGAAAAAGAAGTGCTTGTTGAAAAGGTTAATCGAAAAGAAATAGAAATTGACGCTGATATATTTAACCCTGACATAAAACCTAAAGATGTAATTTTTGGCGAAGATGTAAAGGCAGATGCTTTGAAAATTTATGACAGTGGTTATGAACAATTGTATGGAATAGGAGTTGAGGATATTGATAGTCATTTTAAGCTAAAAAGAGGTGAAATAACCTTATTGACTGGGATAGGAAACTATGGCAAATCAACTTTTTTGAAGTGGTATATGCTTATGAGGGTTATTCTATATAAGGAAAAATTCGCATTGTTTTCTCCAGAGGATAACCCCGCTCATGAATTTTACCATGATTTAGTAGAAATATATTGTGGAATGAAATTAACACCCGATTCAAATTACAGAGTTAGCAGAAGCGAATACGAGCGGATTTATGACGAACTATCAAAGCATTTTTTCTATGTATATCCAAAAGAAATAAGTCCGACCCCTGAATACATCAAAGAAAGATTTTTGGAATTAGTGATTAAGGAAAAGGTTAGCGGATGCATAATTGACCCTTTTAATCAAATGACAAATGAATACGCAAAAAGCGGAGGTCGCTCTGATAAATATTTAGAAACCTTTTTAGCTGATTGCAGCCGATTTGCTCAACAAAACAATATTTACTTTTTTATTGTAGCGCACCCCAAAATGATGGTTAAGGATTCAACTGGAAATTATCCATGTCCAGATGTATTTGATATTGCGGATGGAGCGATGTGGAATAATAAAATGGATAATATATTGGTATATCACAGACCAGAACACCAAAAGAATCCTGATTCAACGGTCTGCGAGTTTCACACTAAAAAAATAAGACGGCAAAAAGTAGTAGGTAAAAAAGGAATTGCTATTTTTAATCTTCACAGAGGATTTAGGAGGTTTGTATTTGAAAGTGGTGACCCTATGGCAAAACTAATTGAAAACAAAAAAGATGAAGATTATCCAGACTGGGTTAATAATTAGAATAATTTTATCCGATGAGATATGATATATCATACATTAACCTAAATTATACCAGATAAGGTATGAAAAGTCATTCAGATAAATTGAAAAATATTTTTTATTAAAATGAGCGAGGGTAAAAAATGCAAAGTTTGCAAAGTTAAGTTTGAGCCTAAAAAGCCATTACAGATGGTTTGTGGCTATGAATGTGCTTTGACCTATGCAAAGGGTAAATTAGCGGAACGTCAGGCTAAAGAATCAAAAAAAAGGCAATCAGAGCGCAAAGAATCCCTAAAAAAGAAATCCGATTATCTCAAAGATGCTAAAAAAGTATTTCAGTTGTGGATTAGGAAAAGGGATTTTGACCAACCCTGCATAAGTTGCGGATGCAAAGAATCAAATCAATGGGCAGGTGGTCACTATTTTAGCGCATATCCTTTTACTGGATTAATATTTGAAGAAACTAATTGCCATAAACAATGCAACTCTAAATGCAATAAGTTCCTAAGCGGAAACTTAACTGAATATCGCAAAGGATTAATTCAAAGATACGGAATTGAATATGTGGAAAATTTGGAACGGCTATCAGAAACGCAAAGAACAAAGGCATGGAGCAAAGACGAATTAATCGAAATGAAAAAAAAATACCTTAACTATCTAAAAAATTATTAAATTTGTAGCTAAATTCACTAACTATGGAAATCACAAAAGACAATTCAGGATTAATTTTCAAAAACACTAAAAAGTCAGCCGACAACCATCCTGACTACAAAGGTCAAATCAAAGTAGACGGCAAAGTAAAAGACATCGGACTTTGGGTTCGTAAAGACAAAAACGGAGTTAGCTACTTTGGAGCTGCACTTACCGAGCCTATGCAAAAGGAATCTAAACCAGCGGATTCACCAAAAGACGATTTGCCATTCTGATATGAACAAAGAAATAATTAATATGCCTGAAATAGTCAATAAAGTAGACAGCCTTTCATGGGCTGCTAAAATGAGATTATGGATAGATACTTTAGTTGTCGATTTGCAGTTGAGTTATAAAAACATTGCACCTAATTATCTTAATCTTGACTTTCAAAAGTTTACCGATAAAAAAAATATCAAAGTAACTGATTTTGGTCAAGACTGGAACAAACAAGGGAGGGCGCAAAGATATAATATAACTTTAAGCGGTATTTATCGAAAATGCTATCTTAATCCAAAGGTAACTGAAAAATACATCTACGAAGAAACCAAACTAAGTAACCGAGAATCATTATTTACTAAAAAATACGTGTGAAGTCACAAAAAGTAAAAATATCAGAGATTAAAGCAAACCCAAACAATCCGAGAGTAATAAAGGATGACAAGTTTGCTAAGTTGGTGCAGTCAGTTAAAGACTTTCCCGAAATGCTTGAGTTGAGACCAATTGTAGTAAATCAAGATATGGTAGTACTTGGTGGCAATATGAGGTTAAGAGCCTGTAAAGAAGCAGGGTTAAAAGAAGTCCCGATAATTATGGCAGAGGATTTGACAGAGGAACAGCAAAAGGAGTTTATTATTAAAGATAACGTAAGTGGTGGCGAATGGGATTGGAATATGTTAGCCAACGATTACGAAGCAGATGATTTGGATAAATGGGGGTTGGATGTGCCAATTGATGAGCAAATAGATAATTTGGAGGATGGCGATGAAATAGAAATACCGCAAAGCGTTCAACTTGAGCCCCCAAAAGAATATATTTTAATTATGGCAGAACCGAATAGTATAGAATGGGAGGAAATCAAAGAAACATTGAAACTAAAAATGGTTTCTAAGGGAGGGTATAAAAAAGGAAGTCCATTTAATGCAGTTGGGCTTGAAAGGGTTTTGAACTGGGATGATTTTAAAAAAAGAATTAGTGCTAATAGCGATACCAAGTAAGGGGAGGGCAGGATTAACAACAAGCCAAAAGGTTTTGCCAAATTTGGCAACTTGGTACGTTCCCGAAAGTGAAATACATCAATACAAAGGACTGTATAAAAATATAGTTTCAGTGCCTAAGGATATACAAGGCATAACACCCACAAGAAATTGGATATTAAAAAATACACAAGAAAGGCGAGTAGTATTTATTGACGATGATGTGAAGTTTTGCGGGTACACTAAATTAGGACTAACACAATCAAAGAGAATTGAAATAAGAGATGAGGGTTTTTGGGGTGAGGAGTTTATAAAGGCATTTGACATAACAGAACAATTAAATTATAAAATGTGGGGACTAAAAACTGAATCAGCACCAAGAAGCGTTTACCCATATAAGCCTATATTAACAAAAACATATTTAACCGCATCGTGCATGGGTATTATTAACGATGGGGAGTTTTATTTTGATGAAACGTTTAAAGTTAAAGAGGATTATGAGATATGTCTAAGGCACATAGTAAAATATGGGGGCATATTAGGATTAAGGTATTTGCATTGGGAGAATGACCATTGGGGCAAAGATGGGGGGTGTAAAGATTATAGAACAATTGCTATAAAAAAGGAAGCAATTAAAAAATTAATTAATATGTATCCTAATATGATAAAATCGGCAAAAAGAAAAGCCAATGAATTTACTATTGAACTAAATCTTTAACAGAGGCATAACAGTGGCAAAGAAACCGACATTAGAAAACCTAAAGCCTTTTAAAAAAGGCGAAAGCGGAAACCCAAACGGCAGACCTAAAAAGCTACCCGAGTTGGATAAACTATTGGCTGATGTGCTTGGCGAAGAAAAAGACGGCATAAGCGCAGGGGAGGTGATACTAAAGGCATTACGAGCAAAGGCTGCTAAAGGGGACGTAAGAGCAGCAGAAGTGCTATTAGATAGAGCGTACGGCAAGGCAAAGCAAACTATGGATGTATCAGTAAGTAAAAAGAAACTACCTGAATGGCTAGACGATGAAAGCAAACCCTAATTTTCTTTATTTAAAAAAAAAGTCCCTGAACAACGGGTAACCCTATTACAAGGGGGAACTCGGAGCGGAAAGTCGTATTCAATTATTTACTATTTGATTTGGCTATGCGAAAACTATTCAGGACTGGATATTGATATTTGCCGAGATACTTTTACAGCATTAAGGGCAACGGCATGGAAGGATTTTAAAGACGTATTAATTGAATGCGAATTATATAACGACATGCACCATAACAAAAGTGAGCATACGTATAACTTGAATGGTAACTTAATTAGCTATTATGGAGCAGACACCCCCGCAAAGATACACGGGCGTTCACGTGACTTCATTTGGATAAACGAAGCGCACCAATTTCCACAGGAAACAATAGACCAATTATTCCCACGAACAAGGCATAAGATAATTTGCGACTACAACCCTGCATTAGGATTAGAACACTGGCTCGACCCTTACATTGAAAAATACCCTCCGCTCATAACTACTTATAAAGATAACCCTTATTTGACCACCGCACAGATAGAAGATATTGAAAGCAGAAAGCACAATGATTATTGGTGGAAAATTTATGGAAGTGGAGAAAGGGCAACAAGGGAGGGTTCAATATTTACGAATTGGACTATTGGAGATTTTAACAACTCACTTCCTTATGCTTATGGTCAGGATTACGGATTCAGCATTGACCCGACAACATTAATAAAAGTTGCCGTTGATGAAAAAACAAAAACTATATTTGCAGATGAATTACTTTATTCAAGTCAAGGGATGGGAACGGATGCTATTCTACAAGCCAACAAACAACTAATTAGCAAACCAACTGATTTGATTATTGGCGATAATTCAGAGCCGAGACTAATTGACGATTTGAAGCGAAAAGGATTAAACATAATTGGATGCGAAAAGGGACAAGGGAGTGTATCAGCAGGAATAACTAAAATGCAAGATTACCGATTAATCATAACGGAACGAAGCCATAATCTAAAAAAGGAATTATCTAATTATGTTTGGAACGATAAAAAAGCGGGAATACCAGTTGATGCCTTTAATCACGGAATTGACTCCCTTAGATATAGTTTTCAACATTTGACTAAACAAAAATATGCAAGTACTATAAAACGAAATTCACTAATATGATAACTTCAAGTATAGGAACTAAAATAATTCAAATACCAACTTCATGGCATGACGTGCCGTTCGAAAGATTTATTAACTGGATGGATTGCGAAACTGCATTAGAACAAGTTAGTTGTTTACTCGATGTTTCAAAAGACCAATTAGAACGGCTTAATAGTGAATCTTTAGCTTCGATTATGTTAGCTACTTCATTCATGAGTGATTTGCCCGATGCTTATGTAGCTGAAGAGAATAAAATGGATATTGGAAAAGAATCCTATGGTAAAGTTGAAGTTGCAAAGGCTCATTTAATTGCAGCCGAAAAACCATTTAAAGCAATGATTCCTATTCTTAAAGTCTATACTGGTACAGACCATTCAAAGCTACCAACTACTATTTCATATCCTTTGGCTGCTTTTTTTTTGAACAGTTATCACGATTTTTTGAAAAATACAAGCGATTAAATGACTATAAACCAACGCAAGCGGAGGTTTTGGCAGATGTAGACAGGTTTAAAAAGTTTGGCGCTAAAATGACCATTAAATCAATTGGCGAAAAGTATCATAAAACCATGAGTGAAGTAATGGCATTGCCAGCGGAGGAGATATACGAAGTATTATTAATGGATTTTGAAGAGAGTATGTACAAAAAAGACCTTGAGGAAGCCTATCGAATGCTACATAAAAAGTAAGGCTAACAAAATAAAACGCTATTTAAATTGATTACTTTTGTCCAATGTACAAAGATTTTGTCGATACCATAAGAGAGATAGCCTTTGATATTAACCCGAATGGTACTTTTTATCATGGCAGGGTATCGGATGCAAACTTAGCCATTGAAAAACAATCTTTGCCACAAATTCACTTATACCCTTTTACGATTAGCAGAGCAGACCAGAACCAAGCGGTCGATACTATTCCTAACGTCTTAATAGCTTTAATCTTTCAAGATACTCCGCACACCAATGATGAAGAAAGGCTCGAAATAATCGAGCAGGCGGATATAATGCAACGAAGATTAGAGCAATGGCTAATTGCTAAAAATGTTCAATATACAGGGTATCAAGCAGAGCCGTATTTTAAGCAGTTCAATGGAATAACGAGCGGTATGTTTGTAAGGTTTAATGCTAAAGTAATTTCAAAGGTTGTCGATTGTTTACCAACTGAAATAGCGTAAAATGGACTTTAACGAATACTTAAATAAATTAGGGCAGGAATTAACCGATAGGTTGGTTAAAGATATTCAGACCAAAAGAGTTACGAAGTATGGAGCGGTTAATGCTTCAGGTCGTTTGGCTAAGTCAGTTAATTATAAAGTAAACGGTTCAACATTAACTATTTCAGCAGAAGAATATATTGGTGCTTTAGAGTTTGGTAGAAAACCTACAACAAACGGCAATAAGCCTGGCAAACTTAAAGATGTAATTAGGCAATGGATTGATGAAAAAGGTATAACACCTAAGGATAGTATTAGTAAGGATTCTTTGGCTTTTTTAATAACAAGGAAGATTCATAAAGAAGGAACTCTTTTATATCCAAATGGTTCTGATTTGGTGAGTGGAATATTTAACGAAGCATTAGTTGATTCAATTCAAAAAGACTTTGCTCAATTGATAGCAGCGGAAATTAGTAGTGATGTTTTAAAAATAGCAGCATAATGCCAGTTCAAAAGAATTATACACAATTAAGGCGTCCAAGACAATGGGTGAGTGCTTACCAACCTATTAACTATTTATTTGATGCACCAACTGAAAATGGAGGGTTTAGTAATAACGGTGGCAATCTTCAAGTGACAGGAGGCGTTTTCATGAACTCCGCTACTTTATTAAAAATAGGCGATTTAATTTATATTACGGCAGGAATTTATAAAGGATATCACACAATAAAATCAATAGCAGGTTATTCTTATTCATTAGGTACGCCAATAATAGTAACCTACACTTTAAATACTGTTTATACTGTTGCCGACACAAATCGAGAAATAAAGTATATGCAACCGCCTGTGTTTTCGGTTTTTAAAGGGTGGCAAACAAGTGAAGTGCCAATTGGAGTTAGTCCGAACCCATATCCTTATTTAAAAGTTTCGGATTTTTCACCTGAAGGAAATAGAGATGGATTTTTTGAATTTAATATTTCAGGATATGTGCAATCTGCATTATTGCCGATAGTTCCACCAAAACAAGGAAGTGTATTTTTTGGTGCTGACAATGGATATAATTTATATATGCCATTTAGAGTAGTATTCTTTGGTTCATTCACGAGTATACATAGAGGACTTTGTGCAGGAGTTGATACCGAAGATTTGTTCTCAAAATATATAAGCACAAAACAATATCTAGCAGAATCAATAGCAATATCAAGTTGCCAAAGTAGCTTTACAACTTTAATTAGCGGTTCGACTTTGACAACGTACAGGTTTGTAAACCAAGTACTACCACGAAGAGCATTTAATGACAGGTTTAATTCAAGATTTTTAAATACATAACAATATGAGTAAAATAGCAGTACAAGCATTATCGGACAGTTTATTTAGTGACGTTGGAGCGGACATCACTCCAGCCGATTTAAGGACATTTAATGACGCTTTAATAGACGATTATCAGGAGGAGGTGCAGCAACTCACAACGGCTGAAATAACGGCTTTAACGCCAACAAACGGATTGTTAGTTTACAATACCGATTTGGCAAAGTACGGATATTATAACGGGAGTGCATGGAAATATTTTTTAACTGAAATACCCGTTGCTGAAATCCAAACTATCAAAGTAACTGTAACGAGTGCTGAGATTTTAGATGCTTACGACACACCAGTTGAATTGATACCTGCACCACCAGCAGGATTTTACATTGACCCGATTAGCATAATGCTTAGATTTGATTATAATACTACACCTTATGCAACAAATACAAGCGGCATAATAGTGCTATCAGACGAGGGTAATGTAGCTGATATTGATTTATCAAGAACGGATTCAGATGTATTGAAAGAGCAAACAGGCGTCTTTGTAACTGAAGGGGCAATGTTATTTACAGTAGAAACTGGCAATCCAACAGCAGGCGATTCTGATTTGATTATATTTATTACCTACCAATTAGTTGAACTGTGAAAATAGTTTACAAGTCATATAATCTTTGTGCTACAAATGGGGTTATTAGTGAGCCATTAGATGCTTTTACTAATACGCCACGCACATTATTAGGCAGGTGGAACGGAAGTGCTTACGTAACTGCGCCAGTATGGTTTACATGGATATCAGGAACGAGCTATACATTTAATATGGCTTCGGTAACCACTGGCACGACTGTAATAGGATTTTCAGCAGACGGCATAGAATATCTTATAATTATTAATAAGGGTAGTGTATGCGCACCAGCAACTATATCTTATACACCTGAATGTTGTACTGGATTAAATATTGTTTGGCTAAATAGAGAGGGAGGATATCAAAGTTTTTTATTCGGAGGCAAAAGAGCGATTTACGAAATAAATGATGGTGAGGCAGAAACATTTAAAACTCAAAATTTAACCTTAAAAAATTCAAGTTTAAAAGATGTTTACAGAGCGGTGGTAGTAAATACAGGCGTAATAGATAGGGAGCTGTTATCAGTATTAGAATCTTTGCGAAATTCAATACAAGCGTGGGTTTACGATGAAGAATTGCCCGACTACTTAAACTTTGAGGACAGGTTTACTCCAATTATAGTTGACAGGGAAAGCATGATTGTACGAGATACAAGAGAAAGGATAGTTGAAAGAACATTCAGATTTTTGATAGCTAAAGAGTTAAATATACAAGGTCAGTGATTACATTAGTAATAAATGGAGTTGATGCGGACGTACTGCAAACTGAAACTATTATTGGTGAGTATGCTATTGCGCCAATTGGAGACATATCAAAAAGAGTAGGTGCGAGGTCAATTTCATTTAAGCTACCAAAGACGGCAAACAATAGAGCAATTTTTGAAAGTTGTGAAGTACCTACATCGGTTTCAAATATACCATATGAAAAAATCAATTGCCGTTTATACGTTGACGGCGTTGATATGAATATGAGATTTTGTACTTTAGAAAAGGTCGACCAGTATTATAATATAAGAACATACGGAACTAATAGCAATTTGTTTATTGACTTAAAAAATAAAAAATTATCTGATTTAGATTTAAGTGCTTATAACCATCATTGGGGCGTTGAATATTTGCCAACGACTTATCCTCAAAATTTTCCAATAAAATATCCAGCGATAGATTTTAATACAGATAGTCCAAATGCTGCTATTCCAAATGGGCAAAATTATATATGGATGGGAACGCTTTTGCCTTGCGTTTATGAGTCGTTTATAATTCAAAAAATATTATCAGAGGCTGGCTATACATTGAATAATGAAACGAAATCGTTAAGTTTTTTTAATAATATAGAAACTATAATTCCATTAGGTAGCAAAGAAATGAAGCGTGACACCTTAACTAATAGATATTTAGCGTCATTTCAAATGAATGATGGTACTATATCTGTTTCACAACAAGGTAATAGTTATCCTTCTAATTGGCTAATGAAAAATATAATTAGCCAAAACGAAAGGTATTATAATACAACTAATTCAGGGCTTGGAACGACATACGAAAGACCATTTTTATTGCCCGATGCTTTAATACTTAGGGTCAATTTTCAATTTGAAATAAGAGCAGCAACCACATATAATGATTTAGTTGGCATTGAGGATACAAATTTTCAGTTTGCAAACAACTCGTATTATACTCCTGTAAGGGTTACTACTAACTGGCAAACAGTAACTATTAATAAATATATAAATTGTTATTCTCAAAATATTAATGGTGATTATTTTTTTAAGGTTGTTATAAGACCGTCTACGCAAGGTATTCCAACACATAACGTAGAAGTCAGGAACGCAAGGTTAGACATAACTGAATCTGCAAATTTCAATACTGAGCGTACAAAAATTGAATACGCTACAAATAGGCAAGTTAAAACATATATAACCATTGCAAACAATTTACCTGAATTAACACAGGCTGATTTTTTAAAAGATTATTTAGTAAGGTTTAGTTCAACTATAACTCTTAATGAGTTTACAAATAACGCAACTATATCACCTTATAAAAATATACTTGATAATATAAATAATGCTATTGACTGGAGTGGCAAATTAGATTATACTAATAAGCCGCAAGTTGAGTTTGAGCTTGATTATGCACAAAATAACAGCTTTTTATATTCAGATGATGAAGCTATAACAAAACCACTTGGAACTGACTTTAGCTTTACAATTCCAAACGAGAATTTAGAAAGTCAAAAAAATATATTCACAAGCAAATTTACCGCATCTCCACTTGTTATAAGGCAGACAAACAAGCAAATGGCGCAGATACCAATATTTACTGCCCAATTAATTAATGAACAAAGCAAACCAAAAATTTTAATAATGGCAATTGAATCAGGAACTTTTACTTATAGAAAAGACATTGCTACTAATACTGGTTCTGTTTCAATATTGCCCCATTGGGTTGGGTATTTCATAAAGCCTAATGTAAGTTCTTTAGGTTTTGGCAACAATATATTTGTCAATTTCTTTAATTATATTTTGGGAATAGTTACTTCTGCTAAAAAATATGAAGTTAATTTAAAATTAACTCTTAATGATATAAGCACATTTGATTTTTTAAAGCCTGTTTATATCAGAGAACTGGATACTTATTTTTATGTGAACAAAATAAAATTTGACTATACATCTAAAAATAGCAGTGTAGTGGAACTTATAAAATTATTGTAATGGCAGAAGTTGAAGTATTTAAAATAGACATACAACCCGTAGTTAGTGAATTGGCTAAATTAGGTTCTGAATTAGAGAAAGCAAGGGCGAATTACCAAGAAACAAAAAAGGCACAGGGCGAATATTCAGAAGATGCAATCAGGGCAAAGTCTGAAGTCAATGTATTAAGCAAAGAGGTCAATGCTTTGACTAATGTATTAACAAACCAACAAAAAGGATTAGGGGAACTAGACAAAGCTGCTAAGGCAAATATCGACATAACTAAGTTACAAGGCAATACAATTGAAACAAATCGAAAGTTGTATAACGCTCTTTACAATCAACAATTAAGAAATCCAAGTCCGATAATTGAAAAGCAGTTAAAGTCCTTAAGTGATACATTAAAAGACCAGGAAAAGAAATTAGGCGATACAAGGCGAAGCGTTGGAGATTACCAAGGAGGAATAGTTGCCGCTGCAAAAGAGTTGAATGTATTTGGAGTTTCTGCGGGTCAATTAAAAAGCGGATTAGATGCAGCTAAAACAGGATTTCAAGCAGCAGGTGGTGGGGTTAAAGGATTTAGCGCAGCATTAGCTACAACAGGAATACCAATAGTTGTATTTGCAATGCAAGAATTGTTCAATGTATTCCAATCTTTTAAACCAATTGCAGATGCAGTTGAAAGTTCAGTTGTTGGTTTAAAGGCTGCATTCGGTGCATTAATAAGCGGTGGAAATATAAAAGCCGCTGTTAATCAATCTTTGGAATTATTAGAAACAATGCGCGATTTAGAAGATACGCAAAGCGGTTATAATATTCAACTTGAAAGGCAAAATTCACAGGTTGAAAAACTAATAATACAATCAAAAGACCGCAGCAAAACAGAGCAAGAAAAAATAAAGCTATTAAATGAAGCCGAAACATTAAGTAAAAAGATTTATGATGATGAAGTAGAAAGGAATAATAAACTACTTGTATCTGAAAGAAATAACTTACTGCAAAAAAGTGGATTAACTAAAGCAGAATTAAAATTACTTGCTGAAGCTGCCGATGCAAGTGATGTGAACTTTCAAAAAGCAAAGGATAAATTTGAAGCACAAACAAAAATAGGCGAAGATGAACTTAGGAAATACCAAGAAACATTGTTAGCAAGAGCAAAATTAGATGGGCAAAGGAATAAGGATTTAGAAAAGATAGTAAACCTTACCAATAAAAATATTGAAAAAGAAGAAGCTGCTCAAGAAAAAGCACAGGCGGAACGTGAAAAAAGAGAAGCGAAGCAACAAGCTGCAAGGGAAAAGCAATTAGCAGAAGAACAAAAGTATGCAGATAATTTAAAGGCATTATCAGAGCAATTTATATTAGATGATAGGCAACGTTTGATAAAAAGTTATGATGATAAAAAGGCAACTATAACAGGTAAAAGTCAAGAGGAAATAGACTTAAGAGCCGCTATTGAAAAACAAAAAATAGCAGCACTTGAAAAGTTCGAGCAAGATGCTGAAAAGAAACGGCAAGAAAACCAAAAAAGAATTGAAGCCGAAATAATAGCTAACAATGCTAAAGAGTTCAACGCTCAAATAGAAGCCAATAAAAGAAGTTTGGATTTAGAACTTCAACAAGTGGATTTGTCTTTAGGCACGGAAGAAGAAAAGTTAGCCAAAAAAAGAGAGTTAAACTTAGATTTTCTTGAGGAGCAATTAGAATTAACTGAACAATACTTAGGAGCGGATGGGGTTATTACTCAATCCGAAATGCAAGGCATCCAAAAGCTACGCAACGAAATATCTTTACTAAGAAAAGGTGCAACTACAAAGCCACAGGGTGACGCAACATTTGCATCGGCAATAGGAATTGATGAAGAACAACTCAAAGCAGCTGCGAAAGGATTAGGTGAAGCGCAACAAGCCGTTTCTGCTATTTCAAATGCTATTAATGCAGGGTATGAGTTAAGACTCCAAGAAATAGAAAACGCAAAAAATGCTGAAATACAAGCCATAGAGCAAAGTGGGCTAAGTGCAGAGGAAAAAGAAAAAAAGATAGCAGAAATTAATAAAAAGGCTGCCAAAGAAGAGTATGAAATACAAAAGAAACAATTTGAAGTAAACAAAGCCATTCAAATAGTTCAAACTATAATAGCTGGTGCATTGGGTGTCGTGAGTGCTTTTCAGTTAGGACCTATCGCAGGAGCAATCGCAGCAGCAGCAATAGCAGTTACAACAGGGGTTCAAGTTGCATTAATAGCAGCACAGAAACCGCCCCCACCGCCTAAGTTTGCAACAGGTGTAATCGGATTAGAGGGTGCAGGAACTGCAACAAGCGATTCAATAGATGCTAAACTTTCAAGAGGTGAATCAGTAATGACAGCAAAAGCAACTGAAAGATTTGCACCTATATTAGCGCAAATGGAATTAGCTGTTGGCAACAGGCCTAACTTTCAAATGGGCAATAAAAAGTTTGCAACTGGATTCATTCCAATTGGCGATGGGGGTTATTCAACAAGAAATGCAGCAAGTGATTTGATGGCAGCAAATGCAAGTGAAAAGGCAATGATGCAAGCGGTGGCGGCTATGCCAGCACAAAAATTAGTACTTGAGGAGTTTAGAAACTTTGAAACAAACGTAGATAAATCGGTTGCTATTTCGGAACTTTAGAAATTGTTTGTTCGATTTCTTTGATGGTTGCTTTTCTAATAAACTCACTTTCTTTTATTCCAGTGTTGGAAATAATAGAGTTTAGTTTAGAATCCCAATAAGGGGGTAATGTAGTTTTTCTTTGTTTAGAAAAATTTGGGTTTTTCTTTTTATCCATGTTTTGTTTTGATTGCTACTGAAAGTATAACAAGAAACAAAAGTCGTGAAATTTCGCCCCATTCCAAAGGATTAGGACTAAATGAAATAAAAGATGAAGTGAAGTAAGCTACCGAAAGAAAAGTTGTGTAATAGCCTATAAGATACTTAATAGAGTGCTTCATAATTTTTAGCCTTAATTGTTTTTTAAATAGTTAGCCTTAATCAAAATATTTCACAAATATAGCAATATTTTTGTATTGTGAAAAAAGAGAAAATTTACATTAACGGTTATATAGGCTCTGATTCCTTTTTTAATGAATCGTCATTTTCACTTGCGGACTTAAACCACAAGTTAGATAACTTAAGCAGCGCAACAGAAATTGATGTATTTATTAACAGTGGTGGCGGTTCAGTTACAGAGGGATTCGCTATATATGACCGCTTAATGGCTTTTGACGGCACGATTAACACTTATGTAAATGGTATGTGTGGCTCTATTGCTACTGTTATTTATCAGGCTGGTAAAAAGGGCAAAAGGTATATGTACTCAAACTCTGAATTTTTTGTACATAATCCATTTTGGCAACCTACAGCACCTGACCCGATGGAGGCAAAAGATTTAGAGCTATTGCATGAGGATTTGAAAGCAGCGGAAAACAAGATTAAAAACTTTTACGCTGAAATAACTGGAAAATCAATAGAAGATTTAACTCCATTACTTGACCGGCAAACAACACTTTCAGCTAAAGAAGCAATCGAAAACGGATTTGCAGATGAAGTAGCTGGTGGCGAAGTAAAAGCATTCACAAAATACAAGATAGCGGCATATTTAATTAACAATAAACAAACAGAAATGGCAGACACAAAAGAATTACAAGCGGAGTTAACAGGAATAAAAGGATTTCTTGCAAAACTCACAAAGAAACTATTTAAAAACGCTATGGCAGAAACAACAGACGGAGTAACAGTTTACTTCGATGCAGATTCGGTAGAAGTTGGAACGGCTCTTTTCACTGATGAAGAAATGACAGTACCAGCACCTGACGGCAATCACACGATAGGCGAAAGCACATTTGTTGTGTTAGATGGCGTAGTTGTTGAAATAATTGCAGTAGAAGAGGCAGCGGACGTTGAGGCTTTGAACGCTAAGATAGCAGAATTGGAAGCGGCTTTAGTTGCTAAAGATGCAATCGTAAACGAAAAAGAGGCTTTGCTAAATGAAACTAAAGTAGAGTTGCAAAACTTTGCAGGTGAAATCAAAAAGTTTGAAGCGTTATTAGTAACGGGACAAAATTTCAAAGCAGAGGGCAACCAAAATAGCGGTCGCAAACCAGCAAAGGAGGAAGTTGCTAAAACAGCAATGGAACTTTTAGCAGAAAAGAAAAAGGCAGAAAGAGAATCAAAGAAATAAATTTTTAAAACAAACAAACAAAAAAAACAATGAACGCAGTTACATCATTACCCGAAAACAACTCGATAGCATACGAGTTATTTTATGCACCGCTTTTGAACGACCCCAAAGTGAATGCACTTCCTTTTAATGTTCACATTGGTAAAATTGGAAAAGAATTGTATTTCGATTCTATTTTCACAGCTAATCCAACTTTGAAAGAGGCTTGTGGATGGGAATACCAAGAGGGTACTCCAATTAATAAAAAATCACTTTCGCCAGTTGAAATTGAACTTTCTTTTCAACAGTGTTATACTGACTTCGTAAAGTCTGTATTTGGTGACAAACTTCCTGACGGTTGGAGAAAAGGTGAACTTTATCCTGAATTAATTTCTAGAATAGTTGAAAAACAATCAAACTCTCTTAACAATGGTTTGTTGCTTAGAACATTCTTAGCATCTTCAGGAAATGCAACTCCATTCCTTTCAGGTTCTAACGGAGTTTATGCAGCACTTTTAGCAGGTGTAGCAGCAAATGATGGCACAGTAGATGCAGGAACTATTTCTGATTCTGATTTGCTACCAGCAAACATTGAAGCTACAATGTTCAAAATCTACGATGCACAAACAGATGAGTTGTTGCAAGTTCCTGATGAGCAAAAAGTATTAGTTGTAACTCGTTCGGTAGCTAAAGCATGGAAGCGTTATTTGCAAACTCAAACTGGTTTGACTTCTATAATCCAAACTGATTACATCACTAAAGGAATTAACGAACTTTCTTACAACGGAATTCCTTTTTATGTAGTTGATTTTGTAGATAGAGGTTTGAAATTGTTTGACCAAACAGGTTCACCTGCATCAACAGTAAGCCCAAATAGAGTTATCCTTACAATCGGTGCTAACCATGACATCATGCTAGATGGCACAGGATTTGAAGCAATCGAGCCGTTCTATGATAGAAAAGACGATGTTGTTTACAGCCCTGCATCTGCAATGGTTGATTATGTATATCGTTTTGGATTCTATAACGTAATCGCAGGATTCTAAAAAAATAATTTAGGGGGTGAAAATCCCCCTTTTTAATAAAAATAAAAAGACAATAAAATGGCAAATTGCGTAGACGATATTAGAAGCATAGGAATTAGTTGTGCCGCTGAAAATCAGGTTGGAGGTGTCAATAAAAGAATTTGGCTAACTCAAAAACAACAGATTGCAAGTTACACAAAGGATTCTAATGGCTATGTGAACACGGTCACAATGGAAACCAACGGTTCAACTACTTATAAATTAGCAACCGTTACTTCAAAGAAAAACAAGAACTCTGGAGCAATTGAGGGTGTAGTAGGTGATAATGTAAACTTAGTTAAACATACCGTAGTATTTAAGATATATCCTGAAACTCCTGCACAAAAAGCAGCAATTGAAACTTTGGTAAATGCAGATGAAATGGTAGCATTTTTGCAAACTGAAAACGGTCAAATACTTGTTTATGGTTTGGAGAAAGGAATGGAAATGTCAGCACTTGCAGGTGGAACTGGAACAGCTTTACAAGATGATACATCAATTACTTTCACAGCAGCAGGTGACCAAACTACACTTCCTGAATATTTCTTAGTTACTGATTTAGCAGGTTCAATAGCTTATTTGGATGCAATTTCAGCTCCAGTAGCATAAGTTTTAATTTTAGATTAAAAAAAGCTCACATTATTGTGGGCTTTTTTTATTTTTGTCGTATGGTAACAATTCAATTCTTAGAAAAGGTTTATCAAGATGTTGTCAGTAAGTCTTATTATGACGTTCCCATTACACATTTAGCCTTTTATTACAAAGAAATTTACAGCAAAGAATTAAACGTAAAATGCAGCAGTTGCTTAATTGATGCTCATTTATCAATAAAAAAATATTATCGAGAAAATATCGGTAAATTTGATGTTGAAAATGCAGAATATGAAAAGCATAAAAAGTACAAATTAAAATTAGCTCTAATTGAGTTTCAAAAATCAGAACACTTTGAGATTTGCGAATGGATAAAAAATAGAATCAATGGATAAAACAATAGTAACACGCTCAGCAAATGAAAAATTATACACACTTGCTAAAGGACTTTGGCGAAGCGATAATAATTTTATTCAATGCAAGCAGTTTCAAGGATATAGCGGTGCTTTAGATTATCTTTTGTATTTGTTTACTCATAATTTTTCAGGAATTATAGTTAATGCAGATGAGGATTTTTTTATTGTGAATGAAGATTTATTAGACAATGTAATAAACACAATGCTCGAAAAGAACTATGCCTATTGCGGAGTTCCCGATGGTGGTATAATTAGCCATAGAAATAATTCTGTTTTCAATGTTAACCCTTTTTTCAATGTGTTTAATGTGGATTTGATTAAAACTAAAATAGCTTCATTCGATAATTCAAAACAATACCAATACGCTCGAAAAGTCGAAAAGAACGCTAACTTAAACGAGCCTTTTGCAGGATTTCTTTATTGGTTACATGATAACTTTGTGAGTGCTAATTTCACTGACATTGAGAGTACGGATGGCGTAAGTACTGTAATTAAGATTAATAACGAACCGATGGGAATACACTCATGGTATAGTCGAGAATATGGAAAAGATGCAGCGCAAACTGAAAGAATAGATAGATGTTTGGAATGGGCTTTAATTAACCGATAAAAAAAAATAATATGGAAAAAACAATAAAACCAAAAGATATAGAGTTGCTCAAGATAGTTGTTTCATTTTGCGCTAAATATAACTGTCAAATAATCTTTACAGATATAGACTATAATGTTATTAGTAATAAGTGCAAAGTTCTTATTAATAATAGGATATATACCCAAAAACAAATGGCTGAAAAAATGTTCGTTTATTATAGTATTAATTACCAATTGGATTATAATTACCCGTCATTAGTGAATGAAATAAAAGAAATGGCTATTGCCTATTTAGCGTCTATATCATTGCAACCTGCTGCAATTGTAAAAGAAAAGCAATTCAATATCAAAAAGGATATTTTGCACTCAATAAATTAATGAAAATAATTATACCATATAGGAACAGAGAATCTCATTTAAGGCGGTTTGTAGAGCATTACAAAGGCTTTGATATATTGGTAGTAGAACAAGCCAACAGAAAGCTATTTAACAGAGGAAAACTCTTTAATATCGGTTTTAATGAAACAAAAGATTCACTTGTTTGTTTTCACGATGTGGATTTGTTAGCTCATAATTTAGACCATTACTCAAAACCGATAAAAGGGGCTTATCACTTTTCAGGTTTATGTGAGCAATTTAATTATAAAGTACCTTATGAAACTTGTTTTGGCGGGGTTACGGCTTTTGATTCTGATTCATTTTTAAAATGCAACGGATTTAGTAACGACTTTTGGGGATGGGGTGGCGAAGATGATGATTTATTTAATAGGTGTATTTTAGCAGGGGTTAATACTATCTTTAAAGAGTACCGATACTTTTCTTTAGCACACGAAAAACAGCCTATTACAGACCAATATAAAGTTAATAAGCACTTAATATTAGCAACAGGGCAAACATGGCTTAAAAGCGGTTTAAATAGCATGAATTATGAGATATTGAAAAGAGATACTATCTTTGGAGTTGAAAGGATTTTAGTAAACATTTAATTAATTATATGAAATTTTCAAAGTACAAACTGAAAGACGGCATTGGCGAACTTGTTTTTAGAGATGCCAACCGTACAATTATCACTATAAATGCTGATAATATCACAGACGAAAAGGTAGAAATTGCCAAACTTAATAACAGAGGGCATTGTTTTATCGAATTAGCAACAGTCAAAAAAAAAGACAACCCCTTAACTATCCAGTCGCTGGAGTCGTTATCAACCTTGAACGAAGTACCGACAGGAGAAAATCTTTCTTTGCCAGCGCAGCCAAACAAAAGGGATGTTTTGGTTACGAAAAAGAAAGTAGGTCGACCACCGAAATCGAAATAATACAAGCCATTGACGGCAAAGAGATTAAAAGCCAAATAGCAGGCGTTACAGATAATGAGTACGCTTGTATTCAATCGCATTTAAAGGCGTTAAAATATGCAAAGAAACAAGGATTTGAGTGCGTAGCTATATTTGAAGATGATGTGCTTTTTACTGATAGTTTTAGTAAAGATTTTCAAGTGTATTTATCGGAACTCCCTGATAATTTCCATATCCTTTATTTAGGCGGTTCGTTTGGTAGACCTCCGCAATACTATGACAAGTTTTTTAGCAAACAAGTCTACACATGGGGCGCATTTGCTTACGTTGTGCATAAGAGAGCATATACCAATTTGATTAATATATTAAGTAAGGCTAACAAAATAGTAGATGCTATGTATATTGACTACCAAAAACAATATCTTTGCATTAAGCCGAATAAAAAATTGGTGATACATCCACAAGGTGTTTCAACTATTAAAGAAAAGTTTGTAAATTATCAGAATATTGTATGAGTAAATTCAAAAAAACATCAAAAGTACATTTTAGGAATATACTCCCTACTACATTCGATAACAAAGCATTAGGCTACCATAAATTTGGATGGAATGATAACTTGCCTTTAGAGATAATCGACATTATAAACAATTCAGGAACGGCAAAAAAAGCAGCCAAAAAATATGCGGAGTATATAGAAGCCGATGGATTTGTTAGCGAAGTAGCATCTTTTTACAAAGTCAATGAAAAAGAAACGGCTGATAAATTACTTTCTAAGTCTGCTTTGTCTTTTGCTTATATGGATTGTGCGGTATTTCATGTTTCGAGATTAGGAAATGGTCGAGTTGGAAGAGTAACATTAATGCCGTTTCAAAAGATTAGAAAGTCTTTAGATGGGAACTGGATGTACAATCCGACTATTGGACTTGAAAAGTTAGATAAAAACGCATGGATTAAATTGCAAGATTTTCAGGGCGAAGTAGCAAGCTTTGAAGCCATGACTAAGAATGTAACAGATTTCAATTCTAATGGTGAAATTTATTATGTGTTTGACGGCAACCCTTTTGATTCGGACGTTTATGCAATACCTGATTTTTTAGCTAGTGTAGAGGATGTAAAGACTTCATCTGAACTTTCTAAAATGGATTATGAAGCGGTTTTGAATGGTTTTAATTTAGGTGGTGTTATGACTTTCTTTGGAGTTGATGATAACGAAAAAGGCGAAGATGGTTTAACGGATAGGCAAAGAATAGAGGGCGAAATGGTGCAATTCACAGGGATGAAGAAAAACAAAGATGGTTTGACTTCACGCTTTGCGGTATTGGTAAACTTTGCTGAAATGGCAGAGCAAGCTCCAATATTTTCAGGCAATGACCCTAAACCAATTTTAGAGGCAAGTAATTCAAAAAGAGATATAATAGAGAGAGCCGTTTGTAGACTTTGGGGAGTGCATCCAGTATTATTAGGATATGCAGAAGCGGCTGTTTTAGGAAATGATAATGCAATTAAGCAGGCTATGGCAATGCTTAGACAAACAGTTAATCCAGTTCAAAGATTAATAACGCAAGCGTTTAGGAATATGTTTGGCGGTGCGATTGATTGGACTGTTTCAGAATTTGGTGTTGAAGTTAATATACCAAGTGAGGGCGATAAAATACTTGGTACACTTAATTCACTTTCTCCATTGTTAGCTACCAAAGTAATTGATTTGATACCTAAACAAACATTGTTAGATGCGTTAGGAATAGAAACCGATTCAACAACAACAGAACAAACACCGCAATGATAAACAACCTATTTGCATGGATTGGGATTACGGATATAACTCCGATACTTGCACTTTCTCCGAATACGGATGAAAGCGATTTGAAACTTCATGTTATTGATGCTCAGGAAATCGAGCTGCAGAACTTAATTCAAATTGAATTATACCAAGCGATAAACGAAGCAGTAAAAGCTAATTACTCTCAATTTAAAAATGGTCGTACTTATGAAGAGGGTGCGAAAGTATTTTATAATTCTGCTTATTATGTGGCTTTAGAACAAACAACAACAACTCCAGACGATGCTGAATTTTGGACTTCGTATGAGTTAATGGATTTCTATTACAACTTTGTAAAAAAATGGTTAGCAACGGCAACTGTAGTTCGTTATTTGCCGTTTCATGGATTGCACGTTACGCAATTCGGATTAGAGGAATATACTCAAGAGGGGTTTGGGCAAGTATCTGATAAAAGACGTGCAGAAATGTTGCAAAATTTCAAAGGCAAATCGGATGTTTATAGGACTCGAATGTTAAACGAATTAGACAGGGTTAAAAGCACATTTGATGGAGTTAAATACGAAGTTGAATTATGCAAAGCAAGAAAGAAAAGAAATCAATTCACAGTATTAGGAATAGGAAATGGCAGATAAAATAAGAATACCAATTGGCACAGACCACACTTTGAAATTTGCTTTAGCAGTAAATTCAGAGCCGTTAGATTTAAGTGAAGTTGAAGAAATTGAAGTTAAAGTCTATCAGAAGAAAAGTAATATTTTAGCTAACTTTTTACTGTCAGATAATGAAGTTGAAATAACATCCGCTGCTAATGGCTTATGTGAGTGCTTTTTAGCAAAAGAAAGCATTACTAATGTGCCGACTGGTAAATTGTTTATTCAAATTTCAGTAGATGTACCAAATGAAAACTTTGATAGCGGCTTTGAGCGATTAATATTAACAGAAACCGAAATAGGTGAACTTGTTGCAATAGCATGATTATAGAGATTAATATTAATTTTTCAAATCAGGTTTTAGATATTGAAGCTAATTCAGTATCGGAAATAAATATTGATTTTAAAACTACTCAAGTTCGAGTGAGTGCGATTGGTGCTTTGCAGTTTGGCGGCTCTACACAAACAAGCGGAGGCGGTGAGTGGGGTTTCATTACAGGCGATATTGAAAACCAAACCGATTTAATAGACTACATTGAAAATAATAGCGGAGGGATAGAATCGGTAACTGGTGATATAGTAGACAATACAGACCCTGCTAATCCAATAGTTAACACACCAACGTTTAATGAAGTACTTGCCAAGGGAAATGAAACAGACGGTCAAGATATTTCAATTAGCGATGGAGACCAAATACAATTTGACAATTACGCAAGAATACGCAAAGGGGCAACAGATGCAGGATTAGGGGGTCAAAAAGGCGTTGCATTAGTATGTTCAATAGATTATGAATTAAAATGGGAAGCAGGTAGACAATATGTAATGCAGCAAGATGGCTTTACAATTCGTGAAGTTAGCCATAATTTTACAGTCACACCAACAGTAAATGACGATGATACTAAAGGCTTTGCGGTTGGTAGCAGATGGATATTAGACGATGGGACTGTTTATGTTTGCTCTGATGCAACAACAGGCGCAGCTGTTTGGGCTGCAATTACAAATGGCACAGTCACTTCGGTAGGGTTAACAATGCCAAGTGCGTTTTCGGTTGCAAATAGTCCTATTACTTCAAGTGGCGATATAGCGGTAACTGGTGCAGGATTAATTAGCCAATATGTAAGGGGGGACGGTAGCCTTGCTAATTTCCCAGCATCAACAGGCGGAGGGGCTTCGCAATCATTTTATTTGAATGGTTCGGTGAGTCAGGGTACTTTTGGCGGTGTTGCATTTAAAGAAATGGACAGAGTACCAATATTAGGTGCGGGAACTGATTTTACAATAAACACAAACGGGTATATTCAATCTTTTATAACGGATGCAAATGTTCCAAATTTATTAGAGATACCAGCAGGAAATTGGACTTTTGAAACTTATTTTAGTGCATCAAGTGGAGGTGGTTCGCCATCTTTTTATCTTGAATTATACAAATGGAACGGAACGACATTATCTTTAATTGCATCTAATTCAGCAACTCCTGAGGGCATTACAAATGGTACAGTTACTGATTTATATGTAACTGCTTTAGCAGTGCCTCAAACAGCATTATTAGCAACCGATAGGTTAGCAGTTAGGATATATGTAAACAATAGCGGAAGAACAATAAAGCTACACACCGAAAATAATCACCTTTCTCAAATTATTACTACATTTTCAACAGGCATAACTGCTTTAAATGGATTAACCGACCAAGTTCAAAATTTAGCGGTTGGAACAAGCGGAACTGATTTTGCGATTAATTCAGCAACAGCAACACATACATTTAATTTACCAACAGCAAGTGCTACAAATAGAGGTGCATTGAGTAGCGCAGACTGGTCAACTTTTAATGGCAAACAAGATACAATTACGGTTAATAACGTAGGAACTTTAGTAAATGGTTCTGCAGATGCAACTCCAAATGATACAGATTTAGTTGCAACAGTTGAAAGTAGTGTTTTAAAGAAAATTACTTGGACTAATGTAAAGGCGTTTTTGAAAACTTATTTTGATACTTTATACCAACCTAAAGGAAAGTATAAACAATGTATTGCAGAACGATTAACTTCTGCAAGTATTACACTTGTCCCAATTGCCACAAATACTTTAATGGCTTCTGCTACTATTCCAGCTAATACAATTACGGTTGGTAGCACAATCGAATTTACATCGCTTTTTACAAAACTTGGAAGTGGAGGTGCTTCAAGTGCAAGAGTATGGATAAACACCACAGCAACATTAGTTGGAGCGAACGAAATAGCATTAAGTGCTAATACGGCTGCTACAAGTAGAAATTTTGGATTTTTAAGAAGCACTATTTTTGTAAAATCAGCAACATCTACAATATCAAATTCAGTTGCTGGATATAGCGAGGGTGTAACAGGATTTTCTATATACGACCATAATATTGATTGGACAGTAGACCAACAGATAATTTTTTCAGGTGTTTTAGCAAACACAAATGACACTCTAACCCTTGAATATTTTAAAGTTTTTAAAGGATGACAGAAATAGGAACAACTCAAATTTTACCTGACAAACCTTATTTAATCATAGGTAAGGATAGGGTATTGGTCTTTGAAAGCGAAGAAGAAAAAAAAGAATATTTGGATAAACTTTATCCGCAAACCGAAATTATAGAAGATGAAATTGTGGAGTGATTTATATGCGACTTTTTCAAGTCAGAAAAGTTTTTTGAGTTCAAAGAAAATTGAGCGATTTGTATCATTTACAAGTGCGACACTTATAATAGTTGCTTATGCGACTTTAAGGCTTTGTTGTGTGGCGTGTGTTGATGGGTTTGATACTGGTTCTATTGTTTTATTAAGTTCGACATTGTATGGCTATGGAGCTTACAATTCATTTTTATTGCGAAAAGAAAAAAACGACACTAATGAAAACCAGTCATGAAGTAAATATACCAACGTCAATTTTGTTGGCAATTATTAGCTTTTTTTTAGTTAAGACTTATAATCGAGTTGAGGAAATTTCAAGTAGACAGTACGAATTTGAAAAGCGAATAACGAGAATTGAAACGAAGCTATTTGGTGAAAATCTGCCAAAGGAAAAACAAATATGTTTTCCAAAGGTTTACGCTGTTTTGAGTTTTGGGAAAAAGAAAAGGGACTCCGATGTGGAATCCCAATCCTAACCAAAAACCAAATGAAAGCACAAATATAAGAAAATGAAATTAACTACAAACTTTTCTTTAGCAGAATTTACGACTTCTGAAACGGCAATGAAAAACGGATTTGCTGAACAATACCAACCGACCAAAGAAATAGTTGATAATCTTCGCAAATTAGCGCAACACTTAGCAGAACCAATAAGGGCAAAATTTGGCTCATTCAGTCCGACAGTAGCTTATAGATGTGAAAGGTTAAACAACGCTGTTAAAGGGGCTAAAAAGAGCGAACATTTGCAAGGTAAGGCATTTGATGAAACTTTTATTAAGGATGGTGTAAATATTAGTGGCGAAGTTTTTAAATGGTTACTCAAATCAGGTTTACAATGGAGTAAGTTAATTTGGGAGTTTGGAGATGAAAACAATCCTCGTT